CGTTTTCGTTTATAATAATATCTATTTTAAGTTCTAACGTTTTTTTATCTACTACTGTTTTAAGTATTGGGTATTTATCTAAAACGTCTGCTATTACTTTACTTTTCTTTAATTGTCCTGTTTCTTCTTTGTACTCTTTTTCTGCCTTAGTAACTAGGTCTAACATTATTAATCTTACCTGCTCTATTGCAGTGTTTATCCTTTGTTCTTTTGTTAATTTTAAGTAGTCTGTTACTTTCTTGTATATACCTAACCCTAAACCTATAATAGTTATTATAAGGGTCCAGTTATTGTTAATTAGTTCTAAAAAGTTCTTTATTGCTTCCATTATTAATTCGCCTCCTAATAATATTAAAATATATTTTATTATTCTTTTTAAATACCTATGCCTGTCCTAATAACTATAAAAACTATGCCTACTACAGACGTAATTATAGCTCCCATAACTGCTCTGCTTAACCATTTGTTATTGTCTTTTATTTCGTCTATTTCTTTTTGTTGGTGTACGTAATGTTCTCTTAATTCTATAATAAAGTGGCTATTTTCGTTTGTTACTTTTTGCGTTTCTTGAAAATTATCTATTTTAGTTTCTATTCTTGCTAATCTCTCTATTAGTTCTAATTCTCTTGGGTCTGCCATGTTATATACCTCCTGTTATAATAATAACTCATAAGTTATTTTTAATGTATCTTGTTCTGTTTTTGTTACTGCTACTGCTAAGTTATTTATACTTGCTAAATATGTTGTATATACTAAATATTTTAGGGTATTACCCGCTCTACATGTCATAATAGGCTTATTATATGTACTTGTGTTTAAAGCCTGTATATTAATCATACGCCCAGCCTGTTGCCCTTGGTAATTTGTTTTATATATATTATTCGTTTCTGTAGTTATAAATCTTAATGGCCATTTTTCGTATCCGTTTTTGGAAGTTCCTAATATTGTATTTTCCTTAAAATAACTAAAATACTTACAGCGTATATCTAATACTATGGTTTCTATTGCTCCTGTCGTTATATTATATTTATATAGGTTATTAGATATATTAAACCCATGTATATATATATAATTAGCTATTCTTATGGCTGTATTGTTTGTTAATGTTCCGTCTAATTCTAATTCCACGTTACATTCGTAATTTTCTCTGGCTCCCATTACCATAGTAACTAAATCTAATTTATCTAACCTAATTTTAGCTACTCCGCTTTCGTTTCTTACTGCTATACCGTATACTTTGTTGTCGTACTGGTTATATAACCACCCGTCATTACCTGCAAAATAATCCGTAGTATTATATATATATTCCTGTATTATTAAATCTGTAGGGGCTACGCTAGGTTTAATATTTGTAAATAGGTTAATATTTGTAGGTACTTTTATTTTATAAAACTTTATACTAGCCTCCTGTACGTTCTGCTGGTCGTTCTTAACGGTTAATATAGTATTCTTATCTATATTACATACGTAGCTTCCGTATTCAGTAGCTATGGTTTCTAAGTTAAGTAATGCGTTTGCAAATTCGTCGTAAACGTCCATAGGGGTTACTTCTTCTGTTAATGCCTTTCCATATTCCATAAATACTGTACTATTTGTAGTATCTCTATCATCTTTTATTAATCCTGCGTTACCTCCGCTTCTACTAGTTAATCCTACTGCCTTTATAGTTCCTACTGCGGTACCTGTTGCAAAATCCCATACGTATTTATAACCTTTTTTTATTGAACCATCGTAAATTATTCCGCTTTCGTTTACGTTAAAATTACCTCTATATTTTGATATTCCTGTAAACTTTCCGCCTGCGTTACCTAAAAACTTATCGTAATCTGGTAATATATTGTCTATATTTTCGGTAATGTTGTCGTTAAATATTAAAATACCACCTATTACATTGTCTAAAAACGGCGTATAAACCGTATGCGGGCGTATACTTGAGCTATTACTGTTATATTTGTTTATTATCCAGTCTGGGTTAAGTAGGTTGCTTATAGCTGCTGTTAACATGTTGTTATCTTCTACGCTCTGTTTTAAGTTCCCGTCTTTGTCGTAAAGGTCTAACCTTGTCTTACCTTTCATTAATACCACCTCTATTTCTTTTTTATTTTATCTGTACTCTTAATAGTTTGTTATTTCGTATGTTATTTTTAACGTTTGGGTATTATATTTTATAAACGCTTGTAAGTTGTTTATAGAAGCTAAGTAAGGAGTTAGTATGTTAAAATTAATATAGTTGTAACTTACGTCGTCCGTTGTAGAACATGTTATTATAGGGGCTTTATACGTCGCGTAATCCATTCTAAAAATAGGTAATCCTATATATCCTTTACTGGCGTTTAGTTTGTTCTTGTATAACTTATTATCTATTCCTAATATATAAAAATTAGGGTTATTAGCTTCCCACCAGTATGTTTTATATTTCATAAAGGCTACAGTATTAAACCATTTAATAGCTATAAGTCCTACTCCTGGTAATATTATAGTTTCGTATGTTTCTTCTATCGTATCGTATATAATAGCTGTTGTTTCTGTGTTATTAGTAATGTATACTTTATTGTTTGCGTAAGTGGACTTAGCGTTAACCAAAAAATCTACGTCTATTAATAAGGTTTGCGTTTTTTCTATTAATGAAAAATCTAAAAGATTAATAATTACTGTTTTTATTGTTAAGGCTTTATTAATTCCGTCGTATTCTGTTACTACGCTAAAAATCTCGTTGTTATTATGTTGTATGTATAGCTCGTCCTGTAATTTGTTAGTAGTTGTAATAACATGTTCTACGGTTGTTATTTCGCTACTTGCTAATAAGCTACTAGGGGTAGTTATTTCTTTTATATCCGTATCTAATTTTATATTACCGCTTATAGTTATTTCCTTTAATAAATATTGGGTATCGTTTAGTTTTTTAACTGTAAGTATTTTGTTTTTATCTAAGTTGCAAACATATACCCCGTCTTTACTACTTTCTAACGAAGCTATTAAAGTACAACAGTTATTTATACAATTTTTAAAAACTGGTAATACTTCTAAGGGTTCTGCGTATCCTGCTAAGTGGGTTACGTCTGTTAAGTCTGCGTCGTCTTGGTATAGTCCTGCGTTACCTCCCTCTACGCTTGTTAATGCTAAGGCGTTAATTAGTCCATTAGCTGCGTTAGTCGGGAAGTCCCATACGTATTTAAAACCGTTTGTTATTGGTTCTGTTTCGCTTGCGTTTAAAGTACCTCTTAGCTTACTTTGTCCGCTCCATGGTGCGCCTGCATTACCTACAAAGTTATCGTATAAATCTCTATTAGGTAATATATTATTTAAGTCTTCTTCTAACGTCTTAGAAAATAGTAATATACCTCCTAATAGGTTTATAATAGGCGTATAGTTCTTGGCTGGGTCTATTTTAAACTCCTTTTTAGTATATAGGTCTATTATCCAGTCTGGGGATAATAGGTTACTATAAGCGTTAGTTACCATATTTTCTTTTATAAACTCTTTTTCTAATTTGCCTGTTTTAGCGTTATATAATTGTATTTTTGTCTTTCCTTTCAACATGCTATTAACCTCCTATGTTATGGTAATGTTTTGGGTAATATCGTCTACCGTATAAGTAGTCCCTATTTTAATATTATATTCTCCGAAAATTTCTGATATAACGGTTATTAACTCTGTTCTATACTCTGCTGTAACTGTATCTAATACTTCAACTATTGTTAATAAGTTAAGGTTTAATATATTAGTTAATATTATTGCTTTTACTTTTTCGTTTTCGTTAATTTCGGTTATTCTTCCGTTTTGTTGTACTGTGCAGTTATTCGCTATTAAAGTTATTACGCTATTAAATGCGTCTATATTTAATGTAGCTGCTATTGTAGTTATTTTTAAGGTTACAGTACTCGTACCATCTATTAAGTTTAACTTATTACTTATACTACATACATTAAACCCTGGTATACATTGTTGGTAGTAAGTAGAAGCTAATAAATCGTTAATAAGTACTTCTATTTTTATTTGGTCTTGGTTATGTGAAAAATATTGTAAAGAAAATGCCATAAAACATTCCGTAGCTTCTGTAACGTCAAATATAGATATATTATTACTTGTTTTTGTTTCTTCTGGTCTTATTAAAATATCTCGTAAGTTTTCCTCTTTAATTATAAATGTTTTTGTATTACTATCGCCTCCTCCTGTGTTTGTACCGTTAGATTTGTTAGCGTCGTAATCTCTACTTCTATTTTCTCCTGCCGAACTTATATTAATAGAGTAATCGTTATTTATTGTAATACTTGTACTAATACATTTATATTCTATATTTTTATTATCTACTATTCTTATAGTATCTCCTACATTTATAGTATAGTCGTTTGTTATCTTAATTTCTGCGGCCATATATACCATGTTCTTTACCTTGTTATATATGTTAGTTAATGCTACGTCTATGTCGTTGCTACTTAGGTTAGTTAATACTGGGTTATCTGCGGTTAAATATAGGTCGTAGCCTGTTGTACCTTTTAATAGCTTCTCGTCGCCTATATATACGCTTACGCCTGTTATTTGGGCGTCTATTTCGGTTCTTTCCCATTCTTTAAGGTCGCTATAAGTAATATTTTTACTTACTGTATCTAAGTCATACCATTTTAGCTCTAATTTTCCGTTAGGGTCTATTATTGCGTAGCTTCCTGCTACTTCACAAATATACTGTAATACCTCTCTACAACTTTTACCCTTAATATTTGTATTAGCGTTTACTATTAAATCGTAGTTAGTAAAATTAATATTTTTTAAGTCTATATCTACTTGTAAACATATAGCTTGTAATAAGTTATATACCGTTAATGGGTAAACTGCTCCCGCGAATTTCTTATCTAGGTCTACCATTTTATCTACCGAAGATATATTAATAATATCTTTTTTTCTTTTTGCTTCCTCTATTTTAAATCGTCCTATCTTTTTACTTTTGTCGTTAGTATATAGGTCTAATAATGCTCCTTTAAATCCTACGTCGTTATAAATACCGCTAACGTCTAATATAGAACAATTAAAAGAAGAAGCGCTAACGTACCCTAATAATAATTCGTTATCGTCGCTTGTATTAGCTTTATAACTACTTGCTTTAATCTTGCTGTTATCTATTTCGTATACCGTTCCTAAAATGTCTGTTATTACTAATTTCATACCTTAACCCCTCCTGTTAATTTTAATATACAGATAAAAAGAAAATTAAAATATATTATAATATTCTACCTATCTATTTCTTTTTCTTTTTATCTGTATGTATATGTTATATATATAATTATATATATATTTATCTTAAATATTACTTACTAATAACTATGTATATATATACATACCCTTATATATGAGTATACTTATACGTATTAAAGTCAATTGTTAACAACGTTTAAGGGGGTTTATGTACATACTATGTATATAATATATATACGTTATATGTATATAAATACCCCCCTATATGTATATAGATATATGTATATATATTTTATTGCTCTATAAATGTTATTTTAATATCCCAGTAAGCTACTCCACCCATTATTACTTTTTGGGTTGCTGTTGGGTTGCCTGTATAAAATCTTTTAGTATTATCTGCTCCTACCATAGGGTCTGGGTATGTTAAATTACCATAAGGTGCTCCTTTTATTGCTGTTAATAATATTGTAGATATTGTATCTGGACAATTAAGCCATTGGCAACTTAAAGTAACTTTACTGGCTACTATACTTTTATCCATAGTACCATCTAACGTTCTACCGCTATCTTCTGTACTTAATTCTTCGTAACTATACTCTAACCCTGTAATAGGGTACGGGATATTAACCCCGTTCCATTGAAAAAGTCTAACCATTATAACTACCTCCTATTTCATTTGTTTCGTACCTTGGCGTCTTGCTTCGGCTGCACTTATTTTTTTAATATCGCTGTAAAATACTTTTCCGTCTATTGCTAAATAAATTGGTATAGTAATATCCCCTCCGCTAGTTGCTTGGTTCGTATTGGAGTTCTTAAAGTATTTATCTAATGCTTGTCCAAATACTTCGGCCATTTTATTTTCTGGCGTAACTATCTCTCCTTGGGTCTTATTATCTCCTACTATTGCTAACCTTGGTTGGTTGGCTGGTAAGTATCCGCCTTGGGCTAATTTAGGTACTTTACTTATATCTACTCCAAAACTTTTACCGCCTAAGTCCCCTGGTACCCAGTCTGGTACGTCTATATTTAAACCGTTTAAACCCTCTATAACTACATTTACTGCGTCTATAATTGCGTTTAATGGAGCCTTAATTACGTCTACTAACCCGAAAAATATACCGCTTAATATATCTTTAATTCCTGAAAATACTCCTACTATTCCGTCCTTAGCTGCTGTAAATCCTGTAACCATTTTTGTTTTTATATTGTCTATCCATGTACCTATACCTGTCCATATAGCAGTAGTAACTCCTGTTATAGCGTCGGCTACTCCTACCCATATAGTACCTGTAATAAGTTTTATATACTCCCATGCTGTTTGTATACCTGTTTTTATTTGTAATATAAACCCGTTTATACCGCCTACTATAAAGTTCCATATAGCTAGTACGCTATTTTTTATTATCTCCCATTGTCCTAAATATATGGTTTTTATGCCCTCCCATGCTCTTGTCCAGTCGCCTGTAAATACGCCTATTATAAACTCTAGCATACCTGATAATACCGTAATTACTCCGCCTATGGCGTCCATTATATTACCCGCTACTGTTTTAATAGTGTTCCATAGGTTCTCTATTATTGGTATAAGTATAGGTAGTATATTAGCCATGAACCAGTTAATAAATGGTACAAATACATTAGTCCATATTACGCTTATAGCCTCTGCTAATTTTCCTACAAACTCTAATACTTTATCTACTAACGGTTTTAAATGTTCATTATATAGGCTTGTTAATCCCTCTACTACCCTTGCTAAAAATGGGGCTAAATACGTATTATATAAGTTAAGTATACCTGCGAATAAAGATGAAAAACCATCGCCTATTTTAGTTAATGCTGGCCCTATATAAGTATCGTAAACTTCTTGCATCTTTGCCCATGTATCATGTACAGCTGTACTTATTAATCCTAATACGTTATTAACTATTCCTAATAGGTTTGTTAAAGCTGTTTTTAAGCCCTCTTTGTTTTCGCTAAATATACGTATTACGTTGGCAAAAATATCTCTTACGGCTTTACCTACTAATATATAACCCTCTATAAATGGGGTTACTAATATGTCTATAATATTCGCCGTTACTCCCTTTGCTTCGTCGCCTTTAAATACGCTAAATATATCTGCAAATAATACAACTGCGTCGCCTATTAATCCGTAAATAGCTCCTACTATATCAAACATACTTATTATTTTTGTCTTTAACCATTCGCTATTTTTTGCTAAATATTGTTCTAACCCGCCTAATAAGTTTTCGCCTATTGTTATACCTATACTGGCTATACTTCCTACTATCTTACCTAACGTTTCTGCTATTATATTAACAAAAGTATTAACCGCTCCTAATACCCCTTTATCTGTAAATATATCTAAAAGGCTTTTACCTATGTTTTTAATACTTTTTATTATGTTATTTAAGTTGGCACCATCTAATCCTATAACAAAACCTTTTTTAAATAGGTTTGCTAGTTCTTTGGCTTTGTTTATTGCTATGTCTAAAACTTTAGTTATATTACTAGGTCCTTTATCTTCGGTTTTTGCTGGTTTAGCCCCTGCGCTTGCTATTGGTTTAATTCCGCCTACTGCTCCTGCTCCCCCGCCTGCTCCTGCGTCTGCTCCTGCACCTATTTTTGTTAGTTGGTCAAATCCTGCTACGGTTTTAGCTATTGCTTTGCCTGTAGCTTTTGCGCTAGCTCCTATACCTGCTACGTTACTACTTGCTGTATCTGCTATTGTAGCTATATCGCTTAGTCCTGCCGCTGGTCCGCTACCGTCCCCGCCTGCGTTACCAAACATGCCCTGTGTTAATTTTAAAAATCCGTTAGCTAATACTTGTACCTTAGCTATAAGAGTGTTTAAAACCTGTATAAGTGGCGTTAAAGCGTTTATTAACCCCATACCTATAGTAGCTTTAATCTGTTCCCATTGTTGGTTAAGTATTCTGGTTTGGTTAGCCCAACCGCCTTGTGTTCGTACAAAGTCCCCGCTAGCTAACTTTAATTTATCCATAACAAAACTGTAACGTAATGCTACTTTTTCCTGTTCAGTCATGCTTTGAGTAGTTCCTTTTACTCCCGTCTTTAATGCGTACTCGTCTAACGCTGCTTGGGTCATTACTACCCCTAATTCTTTTAAGCTTTCTGTTTCTCCTGTAAATATACTTTTCATCTTTGTAAATGCTTCGTCGTGGCTTAGATTATAAAACGAAGCTACGTCGCCTACCATATTAGTTACGCCTGTACCCATATCAAACGCTGCTTGTTCACTAAATCCAAAAGCCTTAGCCATAGCCCCGCTTGTACTTATTGTTTTCTTATAAGCTGTTTGGCTCATACCTAAGCTTTTTATAGAGTTTTGGGCCGCTGCGTCTACTTGTTTACTCATAGTATTAAATGTAACGTCTACTACGTTCTGTACTTCTTGTAAATTACTGCCTAATTTTATACATTCTCCACTAAACTTAACTAACGCGCCTATCGCTAAGGCTCCTGCTATTACGCCTCCTACCTTTTTAAATGCGGAGCCTAACTTACTCTGGGTAGTATTACTTATGTTATTTATTTGTCTATCGTACGCGCTTTGGTTTAAGTTAAGGTCTAAGTTTACTGTTCCTATACTTCCGTTTGCCATATTTCCACCGCCTTATCGTTTATTTTGCTAAGTTCTTAAATATGCTTGTTATTGCGTCTATTCCCTCTTGTTCTAATATTTCGTTGTTATTGTTATCTTCTAAAAACTTATTACGCCATTCGTTTCTTATTCTGTGCTGGTCTTTTGAAAAGTTTTTTAATGTTGTTTTATCGTCTTCCGCCCTAATTTGTACTACTCTTCCTAACGGGGTTTCGCTAGAAAAGGAAGATAATAAGTTAAAGAATTCTGCTTCCTCCATATCATCTTCCTTTTTTAGCCTTATACCGTACTGCTCTAAAAAACTGGCTTCTATTAATGCCCAATCGTCTATTAAGTCGTACCAGTAGTCTTGTTTTATTCTTTTTTTTTGTCTACTTCTGTTTCTATTTTTGTAGCTTCTGCTATTGCTTCTTCCTCTGTTTTTCC